ACCATCTGAGATTTTAGGCGAATAATCTTTTTGCTTATTCTTACTTGCTATATATGAAGTCATAGAGGCTTTATATATAACAATTCTTTTTTATTCCAATCGACCTTAAAAAAAGAATGATAATGGGGCTTTATAAGCTCTATTTATCATAACTATCATTATCTCATTTGTTATATCTTTGTAACGTAATCATAAAAATACTTAATGTATGGAATCTTTAAAATTTGGTAATGTTGAATTCAATCTTGTAATTAATCATTCAAGTGCAGGCTTTTGTTATACATTATCTTATACCGATGATGACGGCAAAAAGCATGTTATTAACTTTACTGATGTTCGTGACTATACTGATTATATTTTCATGTTAATTCAAAAATATTATGTTCAATCAACGTAAACCTATGCTGTTTCAGACAACACGTCATACTTTAATCATGTCTGTAACAATTCAGCATTACATTAACCCTCGTGACGGTGCACATACATTCATTGTTCGTTGGCGTGATGAAAACCACGATGAGCATTTAGGAGATAACTATGTTGCTTTTCGTTCTTTTGTCTCTGCTGTCGACTTCATCGCTACTAATTTCTGTGGATAGACGTGAACTTGCTGTATTTCGTTTTTCTCATTGTGTGTATCGTGATATAATTGGATGTAACGATTTTATGTGTTTCGACTTTTGTCGCAATCCTCAAGAAACCTATGATATTTATTTACATTCTAAACAATTAAAACAAACTGATTATGAAAAAAATTATCCCTTTCCTCAAGAAACTCCCACCTGTCCTTTTTAGAGTGTCAATAGGTGGTTTTATCCTTGTTTCTGTTGCACTTTACTTCCAGAGTTGCGTTACTGCATTTGATGCGGAAAAGTTCCATTATCATGGTGCAGCTGGTAAGTGTCGTAGTTTAGTTGTTGATTCTATTCGTTAATCTCTCATGGCATTAGGTAATATTCAAGGGTGTTTCAAACCAAATCGTATTATAAATCCTTATACCGATGAAGTAATGTATGTTGAGTGCAGAAAGTGTCCTGCATGTCGTAATCGTTACGCATATAAATGGCAGGAACGTGTTTCTAAAGAATGTACGTTTCACCGTTATAGTATGTTTGTAACTCTCACCTACTCTAACGATAATCTTCCTCGTTTCCAGATGGTTTGGAATGACGCAATTGAAAATTACCAAATGCTTTCTAATCGTGATTGTGATTCTGACAAAGTACTGCCAGAAGAATATAACGGTATTACGCATCATATGTCACATGATACTAAAGACGGTGTTCCTTATGTCTGTCGCTATGATGTTGTAACTTTTTTCAAGCGTTTTCGCGCTCGTATTGATTACTCATTTAAAATTAATAACATCAATGAAAACAAAAACATTCGCTATTTCCTCTGTTCCGAGTATAGCCCCAAAGGTTTGCGTCCGCATTATCATGCTATCATCTGGTTTGATTCCGAGTACATTGCTCGAGAGTTCGGAGAAATCCTATCTAAAAGTTGGGCGCATGGTATTGTCGACTATTCACTTGTCAACTCATCAGCCCCCGACTATGTGGCAAAATACGTTGCTTGCAATACTGGTCTGCCAGAGGTTCTTCAGCTTGAATCTACCCGTACATTCCATCTCCAAAGTAAAAAGCCATGTATCGGATTTAGTAAGGCTGATTCAGAGGAATTATTCAAAAATGTCATTGACGGAACTTATGGACACCTTGAATCTGATTCTGCCACTCAGTCTACCGTACATGTTCAACCTCCCCGTTCGCTTGAAATGCGATACTTTCCAAAGTGTCGAGGCTGGCGCTTTATATCTTATTTTGAAAAATTACGAATTTATTCGTTTGCAGTCGACTTTGAAAGATTAAACGGTTATCTTCCAGAATCTTCTGTATTACATGAACAATTTGATAGTAGTATAGATATTCATGCTGCATTAGCTTGTTATCGTTTTTGCAAGGATTTTTCAAGTACTCCAGAGTTATATCTTATGTATGTTGATAGATACTATAGTAATAAGGAATTGTTTAATTTAAAGTTACAATATCAGTATCAAATGAAGTATGTTAATGACTTGCATCAGCCTTTATCTCATCTTATGGATTTTGATTTGACATTTTACGAGCATATTCCTCTTTATCGTTATGGTGTTACTCCCTATATTACTGCTGCATTATCATCGTATGGTGTTGCTGTTGATTCATTGTATTATCATGGTAGATTAGACGGTGCATGTCTTGACAGTTTAAAACAGAAGTCTTCTCCATTTTATTACACTAATATAGATTTACAATGTAAGATTTCAAAAGATTATAATAAATCACGTGTTCTTAATGAACAATTAAACCCTAACATTTTTAATTCAATTTAGTTATGTCATCATTTAAAATTCCTACACCGCACCCAAATTTGAGCCGTAACGGCTTTGATTTGTCTTCTCGTCGTGTGTTCTCTAATTCTGTTGGTCAACTCTTGCCAGTTGGCTGTTGGGAAGTAAACCCTTCTGAAAAGTTCCGTATATCCGTGCAGGATTTAGTTCGTACACAGCCGTTAAATACTGCTGCATTCGCTCGTTGCAAGGAATACTTCCATTTTTTCTTTGTCCCCTACCCTGCTTTATGGATGTATTCTGATTCATTCTTCACTGGTGTAGTCAATCCAGATAGTACTGCCCGACGTTCTTCTACTGGTACAACTAATTATGATTGGGTTCCAAAGTCTGCCCCTTATTTTGACCTTGACAAGATTCTTGACAAGTTGTCTGGTTCATCTTATAATGCTACTGATGTACTTGGTTATAAGCGTTCATTTGGTGCTTACAAACTTCTTCATTATTTGGGTTATGGTGTTAATGCTAATGGTCAGTTTGCTGATTTGCAGTCTACTCAGTCTGCCAGTTCTTTGTCTTCCAACCCCTCTATTGGTCGTCATCGTTTATCCTCTCTGAAATATAATGGTCATTCTGGTTCTGGTGCCAAGTTGGCTATTTTCCGTTTGCTTGCTTATCAACGTATCTATAACGATTTTTATCGCAATCAGCAATGGGAGAAACCAGATGTTGAATCATTTAATATTGATTGGTTAAAAGATGATAATCTTTCTGAGGTTCCAGTTGATATTGTAGAAAAGGCTCTTACACTTCGTTATCGTCAATGGAACAAAGATTTGATTACTTCTTCAATTCCGACACCTAACTATAATGAAGGTATCTTTGAACTTCCTGCTTTGGTTGGTTCTTCTGGTTATGGAATCGAACGTTCTTCTCTTGGTATTCCGTCTTTAAAGACTAATTCACAAGACGGCTTGCGCTCTATTTCACCTACTGATTTGCGTGCTATGTTTGCCCTTGATAAGATGCTCGAGGCTACTCGTCGTGCTCATGGTCTTGATTACCAGTCACAGATTGCTGCTCATTTTGGTTTTGATGTTCCAGAAAGTCGTAAGCCTATGGCGCACTTTATTGGTGGATTTGATAATGCTATTTCTATAGGTGAAGTTATTGCTACTGCATCTGGTGTAGCTGGTCAATCTTCTTCTGTTGTTGGTCAAGTTACTGGTAAAGGTATTGGTTCTTTGAATTCACATTCTATTGAGTTTACTTCTAAAGAACATGGTCTTATCATGTGTATTCATAGTATCGTTCCTCAACCAGATTATAACGCTATTTTTGTTGATTCATTTAACACAAAGTTGAATCGTGAGGATTACTTTCAACCAGAGTTTCAAGATTTAGGCTACGTGCCTTTAAAGGCTTCTGATTTAGCTTTCTTCCGTGCTGATTCGGCTGCTAATTCACGTGAGGTTAATAACAAAGTACTTGGTTATGTCCCTCGTTACCACGAGTATAAAACTGCTCGTGATGTTGTCTTTGGTGATTTTATTACTGGTAAATCTCTCAATGCCTGGACTACTCCACGTTGGGATTTTGTGAACTATAAGAAAGATAGTAATAAAGTTTCTGTTGATTTATCTGCATCTAACTTTATGATTGATCCTGGTATTATGGATACTATTTCCTCTGTTGGTTTTAATGGTGATTCTGTTACTGACCAATTTCTCGTTAACAGTTACTTTAATGTTAAGGCTGTCCGTCCTATGTCTGTCACTGGTCTTTCATCACTTTAATCTTTGAATTATGGAAAAGCAATTAACACGTGCTGAAATTCTTTATCAGAATCAGCGTTCAGAATCTTCTGTTAGTCGTGAAATTCCTCTTGAGGTAAACGGCTTAGTTACTGGTGAATCAATTGTTGATGCATCATTAACTGATACTATTCAGCCTATTAACCCAGTTACTGGCTGGCGTGATAACGCTATTAGCAGATTGATGTCACCTAATACACCTAATGTTGAGAGAGATTTGATTTTAACAAGTCTTGCCAAACAGAAAGGTTATAACTCCCCTAAAGAGTTATCAGATGATGATTTGCTTGAGATTCTCCCCTCTCGTTACTCAACCGACCCTGTAGAACTTGAAAGGTTCAAAGAGTTTGTTGACGAACTTCGCAATGTTGATGATACAGAGCCTACTGACCCAGTAGAACCTGCTCCAGTAGAGCCAGTATCTCCTGCTGCTGAATAATTTTCTATAGTCCCTGCAATATCGTAGGGACTTTTACGTTATTTTATAAAATTTATTATTATGCCATTTCCAGTCGCTGCTGCCATTGGTGCAGCTGGTTCAGTTCTTGGTTCTATTATCGGTGGTAGTTCAAATGCTGCTGCTCAAAGACGTGCTAATGCTACTAATCTCCAAATTGCTCGTGAGACAAATGCGCAAAATTATCGTATATTCCAAGAACAACAACAATTTAATGAAAATCAGTTTAATCGCTGGTTAGATTACTCTACTCCTGCTGCTCAACGTCAACGTTATGAAGATGCAGGAATAAACCCTTATATGGCTGTCGGACAGTTACAAAATGGAACTCCGTCAAGTGCTTTAACTTCCGCTAATTCTGCTCCTATGCAAGGCGCACAAGTTCAGCCAGTGCAAGGTTTAGGTGATGCCTTACAGAATTCGATTGAGCGTGCTGCTGGTGTCTTCTCCTCTATGATTTCATCTATCTCAGATGCAGATTTGAAAGGTAGTCAGAAGACTGGTACAGATATCGATAATCAAACACGAGGACGCCAGAATGAGGCTAACATTCAAAAGACAAATGCAGAAACTGGTAAAACTGGTGTTGAAACTCGTCGTACAGAGCAAGAAAATAGTTTCTTCGATTCTACGCTTGAACAACGTAAAGAGTTAATGAATATTAGTGTTGACACAGCCAAGAAACAAAAAGAACTTCTCGACCATCAAGTTATGCAAGTTCAACTCCAGAACGCTATGGCAAATATCGATTTAGGTATTGCTACCAAGTACAAGGATGTTATGTTTAAACAGCAATTATCTAATCTTATAGCGCAAGAGTTTGCAACCTATCAGAATGTCGCTCAAGGTTGGAAACATGTTAGTATTGAAAATCAGAACGCTAATACTAACGCATATAATGCGAAGACTAATCGCATGAATGCTAATACTAACGCTGCTGTTGGTACTGCACAAGTTCAGAGTCTGGTTGCAAATGCTATTGAGTCCGCTGCTCGTACCTCTGGTATTAAGATTGATAATCAGACTAAAGGTCAACTTAACCGTACTATTCTTCAAGGTCTTGGTTTCGATAACATTGATAAGAATAATAAGAATAAGGCTTTTTGGTGGAACTTTGGTTTTGATAAAGCAGAGCAACTTTCTCGTATTGGTGTTAATGGCTCCCAGATGTATTATAATTTTGGTGCTGGTTCTGAAAAGTTTACTAAAGCTGCTTCACCTGGTCATTATCTCTTAGGTTGGTAATTTTATTTATTATATCTATTATGAAAAAAATTGATTTGATTTTGTTCTGGCTTAAAGTTATAGTTGGAATCTTGGTTTTAGATGTAGTCTTTCGAGTATTTGGAGCTTTGCTCGTTTCTCTTGGTCACTAATTAATTAGGCACTCATATAAGGGTGCCTTTTTATTGTCTAAAATTAATCAGTTAAAAAACCTTTCGCCTATCGATGAAATGGGCGTTTTTTGAACTTTAATACTAAATCGTGTAAAT